CCGGCTCGGCCCCCAGCACCGCTCTGGTGATGCTGCAAGCCCAGCAGAAGCTGAACGAGAACGCCGCCACGATGGCTCCTCGCTTCCTGACCGTGAACCCCGCCGCCAACGCTGCTCTGGTGAACGGCCTGTCTGGCTTCTTCAACCCCCAAGACGTGATCTCCCGCCAGTTCAAGAACGGCATGATGGGCGAGCAGGTTCTGGGCTATGACGAAGTGAACATGAGCCAGTCCATCAAGTCGTTCACCGTGGGCACCCGTACCGCTACCGGCGGCACGACCTCCGCTGCTGTGACGACCGAAGGCGCTACCACCATCTCCATCACTGGTGCTGGCAACGGCGCTACCGTGAAGGCTGGTGACGTGTTCACCGTGGACGGCTGCTTCGCTGCCAACCCCCAGACCCGCGAGTCCACCGGTTCGCTGTTCCAGTTCGTCGCTCTGGCTGACGTGACCCTGAACGGCTCTGGCGCTGGCGACATCACCGTTGCCCCGATGTACTCCGGCAGCAACGCTCTGGCGACTGTCGTGAGCCTGCCGGGTAACAGCAAGGCCGTGACTTTCACCGGCGCTTCCGGTCAGACCTACGCTCAGAACCTGGCCTACCACCGTGACGCCATCGCGTTCGCCACCGCTGACCTGCTGCTGCCGCAAGGCGTGGACATGGCTAGCCGTGCCGTTCACAATGGCATCAGCCTGCGCGTTGTGCGCCAGTACGACATCAACAACGACCGGATGCCCTGCCGTGTTGACGTTCTGTACGGCTACAACACGATCCGTCCGCAGATGGCCTGCCGCATGTGGGGCTAATCTGAACCGAGGGGCTTCGGCCCCTCTTTTCTGAACTTCATTCTCAAAGGAAATTATCATGGCTCTCCCTAATGGTGGTGGTGGTTATCAAATCGGCGATGGCAACATCAATGAAACCGACTTCTTCGTTACCCCGGTGCCCGCAACGGCAACCGTGACTGCAACCCTGACGCCCGCGCAAGTGCTCAACGGCACTTTGCTCGGTTCGCCGGGTTCGTCTGCGGCCAGCTACACGCTGCCCACGGTTACCGATCTGGAAAACACCCTGCTCAATGCAGACAAGCCCGGCATCACGTTTGACTTCTCCGTGGTCAACGTGGACGGTTCCGGCTCCGGCGTTATCACGCTGGTCGCTGGCACTGGCTGGACTCTGGTCGGTCTGATGACCGTTGCAGCTACCGCTGGTACTGCCCAACTGTTCCGCGCCCGTAAGACCGGCAGCGGCGCTTGGACCCTGTATCGTCGCGGTTAATTGCTGATCGGCAAACGAAACGGGGCTTCGGCCCCGTTTCCACATGGAGATTCACATGAACGTAGTTCTCGTACACCCCATCCACGGTGCCAAAGTTGCCATCAACGAATTGGAGATGGAACAGGATGTCAAAAACGGTTGGACCGAGTACAATCCTGACACGCCCGTCGAGGTGGCACCCGAGCCGGTAACTGAAGCGCCCAAGCGCAAGTACACCCGCAAAGTGACCGAACAACCCATCGAACAGCCCAACGAAGTCCCCTCGTTTCTGACTTCGGCAAGCGACGAATCCGAAGGAAAATGACATGGCTACGTACACCGCAGGCGATCAGATCAATCGGGCATTGCGCCTACTTGGTGTACTAGCTGAAGGCGAAACTCCCTCGGCTGCGACCAGCCAAGACGCCCTCGTGGCGATGAACCAGATGATCGACTCGTGGAACACCGAGCGACTGTCGGTCTTCGCCACCCAAGATCAAATTTTCAACTGGCCTTCCGGCGAGATCAAGCGAACCCTCGGCCCGTCTGGTGACTTCGTGGGCAACCGCCCCGTGCTGCTCGATGACGCCACGTACTACCGCGCCCCCAGCGGCGTGTCGTACGGTATCAAGTTCATCAACCAAGACCAGTACAACGGCATCGCGGTCAAGACGGCCACGTCTACCTTCCCGCAGGTGATCTTCGTCAACGAGACGTTCCCCAACGTCGAGATGTACATTTACCCCAAGCCGACCCAGACGCTTGAGTGGCACTTCATCTCGGTTGAAGAACTGTCGCAGCCTGCCACGCTGGCAACCGAGTTGCACTTCCCGCCCGGGTACATGCGGGCCTTCACCTACAACTTGGCGATGGAAATCGCCCCCGAGTTCGGTGTTGAGCCGTCACCGCAGGTCCAGCGCATCGCCATGACCAGCAAGCGCAACCTCAAGCGGATCAACAATCCGAACGACATCATGAGCCTGCCCTACGGCATCGTGGCGAACAAGCAACGGTTCAACATCTACGCTGGTAACTTCTGATGAAGACGCCCATTCTCGGCTCTACCTACGTGGCCCGCAGCGTCAACGCTGCGGATGCCCGCATGGTCAACTTGTTCCCCGAGATCATTCCCGAGGGTGGCAAGGAGCCTGCGTTTCTGAACCGCGCCCCCGGTCTCAAGTTCAAACTGACCGTTGGTTCTGGGCCGATTCGTGGCCTGTGGCAGTACGGCGGCAACATGTACGTGGTCAGCCGCGACAAGCTGTACAAGGTGGACTCCGGTTACACCGTGACCACCATCGGCACGGTCGCAGGCGTCGATGGTCCGGTCAGCATGGCTGACAACGGCATCCAGTTGTTCGTGGCCTGCAACGGCCCCAGCTACATCTACAACGCCCAGACCAACGTCTTCCAGCAGATCACGGACAGCGACTTCCCGGGTGCTGTGACCGTGGGTTATCTGGACGGCTACTTCGTGTTCAACGAACCAAACAGCCAAAAAATCTGGGTGACCGCGCTGCTGGACGGTACAAGTGTTGATCCCCTCGACTTTGCCTCGGCCGAAGGTTCCCCGGACGGCGTGGTCGGCATCATCGTGGACCACCGCGAGGTGTGGGTCTACGGCACCAACTCGGTCGAGGTCTGGTACAACAGCGGCAACGCTGACTTCCCCCTTTCCCGCATCCAAGGCGCGTTCAACGAACTCGGCTGCGTGGCGGCGTACTCGATTGCCAAAATGGACAATGGTCTGTTCTGGCTCGGTCAGGACGCTCGGGGTCAGGGCATCGTCTACCGGGCCAACGGCTACACGGGTCAGCGCATCTCGACCCACGCAATCGAGTGGCAAATCCAGCAGTACGGCAATCTGTCGGACGCCATCGGGTACACCTACCAGCAGGACGGCCACAGCTTCTACGTGCTGATTTTCCCCAGCGCCAACGCCACATGGGTCTACGATGTGGCGACTCAGGCGTGGCACGAGCGGGCCGGGTTCGCCAACGGCGAGTTCACCCGCCACCGCAGCAACTGCCAAGTGTTCTTCAACAGCGAAGTTTTGGTGGGCGACTACCAGAACGGCAACATCTACGCCTTTGACCTTGACGACTTCTCGGACAACGGCAGCATCCAGAAGTGGCTGCGGTCGTGGAGGGCGTTGCCCACCGGTCAAAACAATCTCAAGCGCACCGCACAGCACAGCCTCCAACTCGATCTGGAGACTGGCGTGGGCCTAAACCTCGGCCAAGGCAGCGACCCGCAGGTCATGCTGCGTTGGAGCGATGACGGCGGTCATACATGGTCCAGCGAACACTGGGTCAGCATCGGCAAGATCGGTGAGTTCTACCGCCGCGCCATCTGGCGGCGTCTGGGCATGACCATGAAGATTCGTGACCGGGTGTACGAGGTGTCGGGCACCGACCCTGTGAAGATCGCCGTCATGGGTGCAGAACTGCTCGTGAGTCCGACGAATGCCTAATCCGTTGAACGTACCAATCACGCCGCCACGGGTCGCATTTATCGACCCGCGCACTGGCACGGTTTCGCGTGAGTGGTACATGTTCTTCCTGTCGCTGTTCCAAACAGCGGGCGGCAGCACGGTGTCGCTCGATGACGTGCAAAAAGGCCCGCCGATGCTCACGGTTGACGAGATCAACGCCATCGTGGACAAGGCCAGCGAAAACCTGCGCCCATCGACCGAAAGCACCATCGAGCAGATCGCGGAACTGCGCAAGCAGATCGAGGCGCTTGAGGTGCAGGTGCGGCCCGAATTGGGCACCATGAGCCAGCTTCAGCAGGACAACGTGCCGTGGTTGCAGTTTGACACGACCCCATCGGGAATGCCTACGGGGGCGAACGCCCACGGCACCCTGTACTGGGACGATGCAGACGGTATCAAGACGCTCAACCTCGTCATGGAAGACAGCGGCGGCGTTGTCCAGCAGATCGGTGAAGAAACCTATTACCGCATCAAAGCTGACGCAGCCAT